GGTGGGTGTTGTTTCACTATTCTGTATGTATGTACCAAAAGCCATTGTTATGACATACATTTGGTCTTATCAGGCTTTTACAGTGCTTGAGCGTTGGGATGGTACAGGTAACTTAATGCTACCAAACTTCCCGAATTTAGGCGCTACAGATATGATTGCGTTAATAGGCTCCTTGCTTGGTGTTGCTGCAATGCGTAGTCACGACAAAGTTAAGGGCGTTGATACAAAGGCGGTTAAAAAATGATTTATGCAGTATTAATTTATTTAGCGATATGCGGTCGAGCTTTATACGTTAGCTCGACCATTGAAAGGTCAAAAGAAACCCTCAGTTAAGAGGGTTTTTGCTTTTACACGGCAGACCAAGTGCCAGAATTTAAATTGTACCTTTCGGCTTGTGATGTGGTTGTGTTGTAAAACTTGTATCCGTTGGGTATTCCGTTTACTGTCATCGCATCCCTTTGTGTTGTAGTTCCCACAGCAAGAAATCCAAATGCACTAATCCAACCTACGCCACTTCTAAATGTTACCTCATAGCTAAGCTCTGGCACAAGGTAAGACCTACCAAAAACAGGTGACTCAGTTTCAATATCACCATTACCAAGCGCTTTGAATGTCTTTTTGGTTATGTAAAAAAGAGAGCTGTCATCCTCGAAAGCTAGCATTCTAATGTACGCGGTTCCGCTATTTACTGTTATTGTCAAATCCTGATTTTGCCCTGAGTTTAAATAAGTTAACCCCACTCTTTTAATTGGGTAGTACTCTCCGACATCAGTTGCATCATTAATATCAACGTTAGTAAGTTGCTGCGGGGTGTGAATTGTTACATTTGAAACGGCTCTAGGGTAAAATGATACGCACCCCCTGCCTTGTGAATTAACCTTTATTTGACTACCCGCCGGCATTACAAGTGTTTCAAATGACAGTCCACCAATGGCGAATTGAGATCTAGTTACTGTTTGACTAACCTCTACAAATGAAGATAGGTCAGTAAAGTTTTTAATTATGCGACTTGATTTATTGCCGTTGGAAACCATTACTTTATCCATGACTCTAGATATTTGCCCAGCTATCTGCCTAGATGCTACAGGGCTGTAATGCCTTCTTCTTGTAGCTTCATTAAAGTATGTGCTTGAGTACTTCCTTGTTAGGTTGTAGGTGTCTATAAACTCAACGTGCGCCTCTTTACATAGAGCGTAAAGTGTAGAGTTCCATGTTTTCAGCCTTGATTGAGATAGAGCATCGTCCTGACCGTAATCCTCAACAAACCAAGGTATGCCAAGCATAATAGGTATTGCATCTATAGCTATGCATTTTTCAAAAAGATCAATGACATCATTTATGTAATCGGTCATACTTGGGCTTGATTGCGATATGTTGTTTGTGCCCCACCCTAAAACGATAAAGTTTGAGCTGGTATTTACTTCTGTATCAAAGTTTAGCAATGCGAAGTCAGTTTTTTTGTTTGGGAAGCCTTTTATTTCAATAGTTGACTGGTAAAGGTGAGGTTTTTCTGCACACAATATATCCAAGTGAGCGCCAAAGCTTCTAGAGTAAGGCCCCGATGTGGCAGAATCACCTTGATAGTATCTTGTGTTGCTATCACCGTAACATGTTATAAATGGCGCTGACCCACTATCAGTTCTGAGCATGATGTCTTTAAAAGCATTTGATATATTCATTAACCTAGCGCTTATTGCTGGCCTGAATTGTTCATCAGTGGCCCAGTCGGTAAGTACATTGAAATATGTCGGATCTCCGTCTTTGTGAGGGCTTATAAATAAACCACTACCTATTGGCTCACCTTCAGATTCATTTACAATCCAATAAACATCATTTAAAAGAAGGGTATCCCCATTAGCTAACCCTTCAGGTAAGTCAGCCAAAGAGTCCGCATACTTAAATTTATTATCTTTAACTAAATTATAAGTGTGCTGAGCAGTAGTTCCATCATCGTTAATTATCCCGCTTGAGCTGTTACCTGTGGAAAACAACTTAACTTGCGAGTCAACTTCAATATAATAATCACCCGTACCGATGTAGAAATTACACTCACCTATTGAGTTTGAAACGTTGTCAATTCCGTTTTGTGGTATTTGAGTTGCACCACTTGCATCTGAGTATATTGGGGCAAAAGTATTATCACTTTGCTTTTTCACCTCAAAAACCAATCCTGAATAGTAGTTATTTCCACCCGCGCTATCATCGTTAAACGCCCCAATATTAAATGTTATTTGCTCTAATGCCATCAGAAGTCCCTCAGACCTTTAATTGTTAAACTGTTATCGCCGATAATTGTAACACTATTTCCGTTTGAAAGTATCGCATAGCCTGGAGCGCCAGCAGGACCGCTAACACCGCTAACTCCCGAATACTCACCCCACTGACCGGCGGAAATTATACCAACAAAGCCTGGGGCAGACCTTGAACCTACCGCACCATCTTGCCCTATTTGAAAGTCATATCCTTCTATGTTTGCAGCGCCAGCATTCCCAAATGCTCCGCCTACATAGCCCTGACCACCTGAGCCGCCATTACCAGCGCTTAAGAAGTTGTTAATACTATTAGCTACACTTTGCGTTGAGGGGCTGCCACCACCGCCTGAGTATACCACACCCTGTGTTACATCTATCGTAGTAGGTACGGTTAAGTAAATTGCATCACCACCAGCAAAACCGCCAGCACCCTGTGCCACTACATTCATCGGGTTGTCGTTTTGGTTTGGCGCAATAGCTGAAGCACCTTGTCCGCCTTTACCGCCAGCGCCAAGAATTGAACCCCTTTGAATTATTTTTAATGTAACGCCGCTAACTTGCGTACCAGTTGTGAAAGCAGGCGCTAGCACAGATGTGGCACCAATAGTTACACCTGACTTTATAAATACCGTGTATTCGCCAGCCTCAGTAGGTGCAAACTCTGTGCTTAAGTCGTAATTCTCTTTATTCTCATCAATAATAAAATCAAAATCAGCTTCATTGATTATATCTTGATAAATCTTGGCTTTGATTGTGTACGTGTTTTTAGTTGGGTTTTCTTTCATTGATAATATTTGCAAGTTTTCAGATTTTGGATCTCCGTTGTCATCGGTTGCCTCATCAGAAGTTACATTTATTATTTCACCTTCCTCAACTAGTCCACCTTCAATTTGACCATAGTCTTTATAGTCAATATCAAAGGTGTAAATCTTAGGTGGTAGCTTGTTTAACTGAGATACGCGGTTAATACCGGCAACAGCAATTTGTATGTCCGTGTCACTATTTGTTAGAAATCGAGTGTAAAACTCATCATCCTCTAACGGCTCAAGCGTGCCTGTTAGCTCGGTTGTTAAATCAATGCCCTTGTAAATAATCTTTGAGTTTTCATCATCAATCTTTTTGCCTGCGTTAATCGGTGCAAAACCTATTGTGGCGCGTGTAACTTGTTCGTTGTAGTTGTTATCAACAGTGATTGAGCCAAGCTTAATATTACCGCTGTCGCTAAGTGTTAAAGGTTGCTGCCCAAAGTCACTAAACACTTTAACCTTAATTTTTTTAGCTGCTTCATCAAAGTATAAGGCTATACCACTTTCAGACCATGATTGAATAACCTCATCAATGATATTTTCAACAGAGTCGGGTTTTCTAATGTAAACTTTACCCATGTTAGGTACCACATTAGCCTCTGCATCCGTGTAATCTTCATAGAATCGGCTTTCAATGCTTGTTGTCTGTAGAACTTCAATGATTTTTGTTACCGGGTTGAAGTTTTCCCAAACAGGCACAAGCTGCACGGATGACTCAACATCATGGTCTTTTAATTCACTACCACCAACGGCGCGCGTAACTATCGCAAGCTCGCCTGTAATGCTATCGGTTACAGTGCAATCAATTAATTCATCTTCAATATTTACCGTAACAGGATCACCATTTGAGCCATACTCACCATCAACAGCATTGGCCATAAATATACTAGCTGAACTGTTATCCATAGCGACAGACAAACGCCCGTAAGATGCGGCAGGGTATTTAGCTTTTTTACGCTCAGCAAGCATGAGAGGGTCAAGGCCTCTAATTGTCACCGTGTTGTTATTTAGATTTAAGCTGTCAATGATATATTCACGCTCAATACACTGTGTGCGGTCAAAGTTACCATCATCACCTAGGAAGCCGCTAAATGTTACTAAGCGCCTATTCTGAAAATAAGGGTGTCGAGCTATTAGTTTTTTAAATAAAGTCGCCTTGCTTGTTCTTTGCGCTGCGTATGGCACTGTATAAACATCTTCATCGGTATTATCTCCAATAGTGATATTTACACTGGCGTTTTTAGCCATTGCCATGCCAGGCTTTAATTCCACTGGTGTATGAGATACAGACTTTAAGCCGTTAAAATATATTTGACCGTTGAAGTTTTGTGATGTTGGGAATAACAATTCACGCTCAACAGTTCGATCGAAGCTATCAGGGGTTGAGCAGCCTTGTCCGTTTGGTAGTTGCGGATAGCCTTTACAACTTCCATCAGCCTCGCCGCTATGAATAACTCTTAATTGCTCGCCGCTTGATATTGCCGCGGCTGCTGTGCCGAATTGACCGCGAGATAAAATACTTACATTGCTTGAGTCTGTTACAGATATCTTAACAACTTCGCCTGACTCGGTCGTCATATATGGCGTAGAATTTGTGTAAAATTCAATATTAGAGCCAGCATTTTGAGATACAGACAAAGCGCCTGTGTAAGCATCATCAACAGCTTGACCGCTTGCGCAAAGCCCTTTGTTTATCGTGTCAGGCACAGAGTATTTGCAGGCATTTGGGTAGATAGCAACGGCGGTAACTGTGCGAATCCCGCCGATATCCTTTTTAGAATCAAAGCTCATTAATCGCGCCCTCTCATTTTAATTGGCACTGTACCGTGGAAGGGTGTCGAATAACTTATATCAGGCATTGAGCTTGGGTTTTTATACTGCCCAAATGTATTGTCATTGTTTGATACAGACCATTTAAAAAAGAATGGACGCGACATTTTACAATGAGTTTGAAAGCTCGGCCAGTTAGCCCTAATGCCATTATCGCCAAGCATAGGTATTAAGCTAAAGCTTGCGTCTGTGTCAAAACCTACAGTCTCAACGCGACCTATAACAAACTGACCGTTGTTATCATTGAACCCTATAACTTCATCAACGTTATTTAGTGAGGCGGGCTTAAGTCCGATATCAGGTTGGCGACCTAAAGACCATGATTTACCAAGATACAAAGCACCTATAAATAACTTGCTTGTAAAGTTAAGTGTAATCTTGAATCTAAACGCCTCTTTAACGCCCAAGTATTCGCAGATGGTTTTATTCGTACCGTAAGGTGTGAATGTTGCTATTTCTTCATAAGCGTTAGTTGATGGGTTTTGCATCTCCACTTTACCAGTCAGACCAGCACTGAAGCCGTTATGAAGCGCTAAGCCGAAGTAATCAACAGTAAACAATGATTGCTTGCTTATGATGATTTCAACGCTCCCACTATCCGCAGCGGGGCTGTATTGTGTGTTATCGCGATAATCTAAGCAGTTAGCAAATGGGTATGCTGAATCAGCATTTTGACCGCTGTAAGTTGATGTAGGTATATCGTTTTTATACCCCACCAAAGCAAAACATGTGTCTTGCTGTGATGAGGTAGGCGCACCGTCTAATACAATTGTGTTTGCTACAAAATTAGCCATTAGATAGCCCCCACTCGCGCCGCTTGTTTTTGCCCTTTACTGATTGCAATTTGCATATCCTCGTTATTCTCAGCTAATGATTTAAGTATATCACTAACCGTGTCGACTGCCACGAATCCCGAATCAGGTAGCTCAATGTTAAACACTCGCTGAGTTGATTGAGTTGGTGCAGTCGGTGCAATGTTTGAGCTTGTTGATGGTGAAGATGTAGAAGCAGAAGCAGAGCTAGAAACACCAACAGAGGCGCTTGAGGATGCAGGGTTTGTGCTTTTAATTGTGGATATAAGTCCAGCACCCTGAGCGGCTACTTGAGCGGCAAAACCCAAGTTTGCGGGGTATGGGTTATTTAATGCTTTAGCTACACCGCCCGCTATATTTATCAAAGAATCAGCTATTGCAAATTTCTTTTGGGTTTTAAATGACTGACTACCGAAAGCGCTAAGCAATGAAAGCGATGAAGATGCAAACCCTGTTATAGCATCAACCTCAGCATTAAATGCCGCCTGTTGAAGCTGCAATCGCTGGTTAGCTCCGTCAGACCTTATTTGCGTCAGCTTGTTTTCATGCTCTTGCTCAAGTATTTCTTTTTGAGTGCGCAAAGCCGTTTCGACCTCGGTCTTTTCAGTCTCGGATATCGCCTTGTTATTCTGAATGGTTGCGTTTCTATTTGCTATCCTCTCAAGCTCAGCAGCAAATGCATCGTTTTCAGCCTGTATGACAAGCTCTTGACTTAAGGACTGATTAGCTAAGGCCCTTTCCTCGTCTGATAATTTTAAATTGTTGGCATCTTCGTAGTATTTTGCGTAAGCGGCCAGTCTGCCATCTAAAGACTTTTGCAACAGTGTGTTTTCTGCATCTATAGAGCCTGAAAAGTCTGTTTTCTTTGTTGCTACACCAGCGGGATCATCTTTTTCGCCAGATTTACCTGCACTATTAACACCTACCGTACCGCTCACACCTGCTGGTATTTCGCTAAGCGT